TGTAATCACCCAACTTGAAAGTGAGCGTGCCGGTTATCTCTGGATCGGTGCTGTTGTCGTATGTGCCAGACATCGACACTTGATTGCTTGAGAAAGAAAAGAACTGTACCGAAGTATCCCCCTTGGCCTGTGCTTGATCGAGGGTTGGGGTCTCGCCGCCGGTGTATGCCACTTGCCCTGCTATGGGTGGATCCCCATAGGCACCATTGAACGCGCTGTTGAATGAACCACCACTGAATGGCCTCGGCAGTGGGAAACTGAATGTTTCCGTGTTGCCCTTGGCGGAAAGGAAAGACATGACCTGTCCCATCTGTGCCCTAGTTAGTGGTGAAGTTGTGACATTGAAAGTGAACTGTTGGAAATTGCTCTTCTCGAACAACACGTTTGTGGGATCCGTGGTCTGGATCTTTGAAAGATTGCTTGACAGCGTTATCGACTTGAAGATGCCCGTCACTGGGAAGGTTCCGGCCATTACAGCACCTCCCTGAAATCTTGGCTATAGGTCACCAGTTCCTCGATGCCATAATCTAGTTGTTGTACATCATTCTCCGCTATGGCCTGTATGCCAACGTTGTCATAATTGACCGTGACTAATGTAGAACCATCTGCCGGAGCGATTGACCTCACCAGGCCCGGCGTAATTTTCATCACATCGACTGAACTGCCATCGAGGTCCAAATCTTCTGTGATCATGTAAACCTTCTTGTGATTGGAGAAAGATATGACATCACCCGCCTTCAGTGTGCCAGAACCATTCTGTACTGGAATGTTCTTTGATCCAACGTTTAGGTTGTATGCGGGATCGATACTTGAATCATTCACCACTTGTATCGTACCACTGGCAGTCCCAGACGCATCGTTTATGATGGGCAACCTTATGTCACTGACCTTGCCGGTGGTTGACATGAAGAAACTGCTGTAGGAATCATAGAAGTCATACTGCCTCATTGGTGGCGTTTGTAGGGTAAAACTCCAGAATGAATTGCCGAAATCGGTCACAACCGTCTTGCCAGAAAATGTCTTGTTGACGGTGTTGTTGAAATTGTTCTTGAAGTTTAATACTTCAACGTTGTTGGGTAGACTGGTCAAGGCCATTAGGCAAATCTCCTGCCCTGCTGTCTGAACGCCTGTTGGATGGTTCCAACGATCAGATTCTTCCTTGATAACAGTAATTCATCAAAACCTGCGGCATCTACGGTGCTGATGTTGAAGTTGATGTTGGTGTCGCCCATACGTCCCGCCATGCTCTCGTTTGACACAACTGTGCCCGCTGTGTTGGGCACGAACAGTTCTGGACCCCTCTCACCCACAAGGTAAGCACCACCGGTGCCCACGTTGCCGCCCATGGCCCTGGCTCCCCGGTAGCCTATGGCACCGCCATTGGCCTTGCCCTTGCTGTTGCCGTATCCGATGGCACCACCGTCAGCGGCACCTCCCAACAACATCAGCAACAATTTGAGTCCTATGGTCCTCTTGAGTTCGGTGTTGAGTTTGGCCTGTGCGTTGGCCTGTTTCAGCACGCCATCGACCATGTCGATTCCAAATATCTTCGCTATCTTCTCCAGTATAGGACCAACCACTAGTAATCTTATCATACCGCCTATCAGTTCCCTGATTATGGCCTGGCCTATCTCACCCAATGCTTCCTGCAATGTTTTTGTGCCCATGATCACATCGGTCAGTGCTGACTCCGTGGTCTTGGCGAAGGCCATGGTGGCGCTGGTCAGCGTGTCTGATATTATCACCGCCTGGCTGTAGTCTTCCAACATCTTGGCCAAGTTATCTGTGTAGGTGTTCAGTGCTTTGTTAACAGTCCTTATGCCCTGTGCTGTCTTTGGATAGGTCCTGTTCATTATGGCGGTCTCTCTGTTCTCCGCCGCTTTCTGGTCAGCATTTTCTTTCAACACCTCTGCCGAAGTTGGTCCTATATCCTCTGCGTAATCACCTAGTGCGTTGTTGTATTCAAACTGTGCCTCCGCCGCTTCTGTTAAACTTGGACCCAGGTCGTCACCAAACAGTGCCGCCGCGTGTTCCAGTGGATCAATCAGTTTTGCCAGACTGCCCCGTGTGTTGTTGATGTGGTAACCATAGGAATCCCAACCTTCTGGGTCATCTAATATATTGTTTAAATTTTTGGTCTCCTCTTGTGCTTCTTGAATCATTTCATTCAAGGCACCCCCGAAGTCCACCACCTTGCCCACTGCGATGGCCAATGCTTGGAAAAGTTTCACCGCACCTTGTAATACCACGCCACCTAATTTGCCCAGCGCCTCAATGGTGTCTTCGTTCTCCTCGATGAATTTGGTCATGTCCGCAACTACTTCTTTGAGTGCGGGAGACATCGCTTTGCCGGCCTCGTTGGCCGCGTTCTTGAGTGCTATCTGTAGGTTGGAGAACTGTGTTGACAAGTTGTCCGTGACTCTGGCAGTGGCTCCACCGAAGTCCTGCCTGATGCCTTTGGATAGGGCGTTTAGAATCTTCCTTGATCCCTCTGCTGTCTTACCGACCTCTGATATCTCTAATCTTGTGATGCCTAACTGTTCTTCGAGGATACGGAATACCGGTACACCCCTGTCAGCCAATCTGTTGAGTTCTTCAAGACCCAAACCACCCGATGTGGTCCTGGCGAATAGGTCAGTGATGGCCTCCAGTGATCCGATCTGGTCCGTGGTTATCGCCGCCGTGTCTGTGAACAGGGTCAGCAATTCCTGTGTGGGTTCTATACCAGATGCCTTGAGCTTGATGAATGTTGTGGTCAGGTCCTCAACACCAAACTGTGTCTGTGTGGCGAACTTGCTGACGAAATCAAATGCTTCAGCACCCGCTTGTGCTGATCCGGTCACCGAGGCAAGTGAGTCATTTAAGTCCTCGAACCTAGCAGTTGTGCTGATTATGGCCTTGCCCAATCTCGCGGCGAAAACTGCCGCCAAGGCGGTACCCGCGGTCTTTAAAGCGGTGCTGAGTTTGAAACTGCTGGCCTGCAGTTTGGTAATGTCACGATTGATCTTGCCCAACGCCTGTTGGTTCTTGATCTGTATTTCTAACAACAGTTTCTCAGTCTTGGCCACTATCTTTTCCTCCTACTGGGCATTTGTTGTCTGCCCATTGTTTTCTTTGACTCGTTGTGTTCATGCAACAAGTAACCGGCCCAGAGATCTATCTCCAGCGTTGACATCTGTAACACCTGTTCGACTGACATCTTCAGTCGATCAGCCAGTAGCATCACAAAACGCAACTCAACACTGGAACCTATTCCTTTGCGATAGATTCCTGTGTGGCCGTGATTTTGGCGTTGTTGATCGCGGTGGCCACCTTTATAACCACTTGTGGGTCCGCCTCGTTCATCAACTTGATCCTGTCAGCATCGTGGAAAAGCCTCTTGCCATCGGCGTCCCTGGCTTTCGTCACTATGCTCTCGACCAGTGCCTCAACCGTCTTGCCCTGCGTCTGCAGTTCAAGGATCTTGGCCTCGTCCTTTAGTGGGTAAGTGGTCCTGAAGTATATGTCACAGTCCCATTCCTCACATCTAATCTTCTGTAAAGCACCACCAATGCTGGACTGGTAGTGTTTGCTTATCTTGTCCGTTATGTTCATCTATATCTCCTCGTAGGTTGTTTTATGTTCTCGATCGCAGGCCGCACAACACCCTTCGGTGCCTGCTTACTACGACCTCTTTCCAGTGCGCCGGCGTAGGGCTGTGGATTGGTCAATCTGTATTTGGTTCCCGATCCTGACTTACGCCAACTCCTCTTGAAGAGACCAGATCGCACTGGGGATCTGTCCCTCACATCATCTAGAACGGCGTCAGTGATGCCCTCGGCCGCGGCCTCGATTATGACCTTGACCTTACGCTTCATGCTGTCGCCGTTAAAGATAACTCTCGTCATTATAGGTTGGTTACTGTAACCGCTCCGGTAATTTGCCCAGATACCTCGGCGGTAACCGCTCCATCATTTGCGGCAGAAATTTCAAAAGATGTCACAATCATCTCGCCTGAAAGTTTCTGACCTGTGATCTCACCTGATGGGTAAAGTTCAATTGTGGCCGCCGCTGATCCAGGTGCTGA